AGACATACTCCAAGGGTTAGATCCACTGTAAATTGAATATGCCCAGGATGAACCATCTTCAACAATTGGGGAATCTAAAGTATATCCTGTTCCATTATTCCAATTTTGGGCAACAGGTAATATTTCTAAAAAAGTATCTGAATTAATTCCTTGAGCTTCTGCTATAAAATTTTTAAAATATATATCATATGCACTTCCAGATATTTTATTACTAATAATATCTATGATTTCAGTTGTATCAAATTTTATTAAATATCTAGCTACATCTGGGTCTCCACTAATATCTAATTTATTAGAGACTTCTAGGATAGCATCTAATCCTGTATTCATATTAGGGTATGCAGAATATAATGTAGAGTCTTGAGTAGGGAAAATTTTATATATAGCCATTAATATACTTTTATTATAAATATAGCATTATAAAGGAACTACTTTACCTTTTATATCTAAATCAGGGTATCTTAATTCAAAAATACTTGGATCTATTGATGGGTATATAACTTGGTCTTTTGTTGCCCCATTTATATCATATGCATATTGAGAATATCCTAAAATAGTTCCTGATTTATTAGTAATAGATACATTTTTTACAGTCTGAACGCCTTTAGTTTTATCAAGCAAAATATATATATCTCGTAACATGATTGGTTGATTTAATTGCCAATTATCAAGATTGAAATAATTTTTTATTAATGATATACAAGCTAATAAAACTTCATTATTGTTATATTCTGGTAGTACTACAATTTCAAAATCAAGCCCTATATTAATAATATAGGCATCTCTAATTTCTATATTATCTCCAATCATTCTATATTGAGAAATATAGGTTCTTAGATTATTTTTTAAAATTGAACTAGCATAATCTAAATACCCTAGACTGTTTAAAGATAATACATAAAGATTTAATGTTTCTATTGTAGAAACTTGATTATCGGTTAATTTTGGTTGTTTAATACATGATTTAGAAATGGCTCCATATTCTGAAGGCATACTTAATGCTCTAATCAAATAGTCATTTTCAGTAACGGAACGTTTTTGGGAGGCCGCTGATAGTAGAGTATTTTGGCGGATTTCTTCTGGGGTGTCTCCAGATTTTCCTCCATTAGCGGGGGTTGGGTTATTAGCTGTTAAAGAGGTAAATATATAATCAGCTGTTGTAGAATTTAAACCAATATTGTTAAATTTTACAAATTGATTATCTAAATTAGTTAAAGTATTCGATGGAACATTAGAAGAAATACCACCTCCTTCTAAATATCTAACCGTTAATGTTGTATTAGAAGGAGATATACCATAAGTTCCTGTGTATAAAAAATTAACGGGAGAATATGCTGAGGTTAATTTTTCTTGGGTAGTTAAAAGACCTAAACCAACATTATTTAAATTAGGAGTGATTTCTTCATCAATATCATTTGGAGAACCTGCACCAAATTGAAGTTGTATTGTATTTTGATTTAAAATTCTTGTAGCAAATCTTTTTGAAACTTTTTTTAATTTTAATAAATAGGGAATTTCAGTTAAATTATTTGGATTATTAATATTAGTATTTTTTATTTGATCAAATACCATTTCTTGTCCTAAATGATCAACTTCATACCATGAATTACCATCAGAATCAGTAACATCTAATATTTTAATAAAATTAGAAGAATTTAATTCAATAGTTTGAAAGGGGGATGGATTAGTAAAAACAAAATCTTGGGAATTAATAGTTGATGAAATTGCATTTCTTCTTTTTTTTATTAAAAAATATTGTACTGCATTTCCCGCTATTTGATATACTGAGGTTATCGTAGGATCTAAAGCATTAGAGATGGAAAAATCAAGTTTATCTTGAATTATAAAAGAGTTTCCATTATCTGAAGTTACTATTGTATTTTCTGGGATTGTTAGTGCATAACTAAAATCAGGAACATAACTTAATCCTTCAATTTTAGAGGGGAGTTGTTGGTAGAAATCAATTACAACTTGAGATGCCGTAGATATTTTTGGCTTATATCCAAACATATATGCTAATTCATACAAATTATTAGATTGTTGAGCATACTGAATAAAATTTTCTTGAAACTGGTTATCTAAATAAAAACTTAAAACATCCCCAACATATGAAGCTTGTTCAATAAACATCATCCCGGGAGAGGATTCAGAAAAATCATTATATGTGTTTGGAAAGTATGTTTTTGTAAATTCAATTAGTCGTGCTCTAAAATCTGAAAAGTCACGGTTAATGTATTTTATGTCTTTTTTAGTAGGTTTCATTTTTATAATTTAATTTCTAAAGTATCAGTTATTGAAGAATTTAACACATCATATTTAAGTGTAATCATTATTTGGTTAGTATTTTCATCCCCCGCAACAATTAAATCTCTAATTATTATATTAGAAAAATAATTTGACATTTTTTCATTTAAATCTTCTCTAAGAAAATTTAAATTATCTTCAGTTATTTGTTCAAATAAAAAAGCTCTTAATCCACCACCAAAAAAAGGATTTAATGGTCTTTCTCCGGGATTAGTTAAAAAAAAATTAATTAAATTATTTTTTATAGCATCTTTTGTTTGGTAATTTAACTCAAAAACTGCAAGACCACTAAATGGAAGATTTATTCCAACGGCAACGCTTGGTTGAAAATCTATAGGGGCAATTTGTTGAGGATTAAATGCCATTATTTACTATTTAAAAGACCCATTATTTGATCCATACCTAATTCTCCAGCTCCTAAACTCCCGTTTACTGGGTCTCCCATTTGTGGGGTAAAAGATTGAGCGTTTTGGGAGGTAAAACTTAAAGCGGTTTCTCCTAATACTTCAGCATATTTTGACCTAAAATCTATTGGTGGTGGTGCATAAGATGGATTAGGGGTAGAAGTAGGAGTGTAAGATTCTCTTACTATTTGTTTAGGTGATTTTACTGCTTCTAATAAAATATCCTTTAATTCTTCTTGAATTGCTTCTCTTACGGCTTCTTTAATTAATTTTTTAAAATCTGTACTTTTCATATGTTTATAAATATAGGGTTAATATGCTTTTAAATCATTTATTTGAATATAAAATACTAATTCATCTATTAATATTTGTTTTATTGATGTTAAAGAATATTCTCCAGTTAATAATATTACTCCTTGACTATTTTTTGCTATAGCCCGAGTACGTTTTAAAACATTAGTTGTTGATTCAGTTTCTGTAGTTAATGTAAATCCATTAACTTCATTTGTAGGAGATGGTGATGATTGAAGTGATAAAGATAATAATTGGGCATTAATTGTCTCCATCTGTTCTTTTACTCCTCCAGATTCTTCAACACATTCTTTTACAAAACTATCTACTAAATTTAATAAAGCTATTATTGATGTTAATATTGATTTTATAGGTAACAATACTGTAATTATTCCTTTATTTACTCCTTTAAGATCTCGAAGGATCTTTTTTGTTTCCTCAATATTTTCTGAGATTTTAGTAATAGTATTTATAGGAACTCCAGGAGTTCCAGGGACTCCAGTTGAAACGGGGATTGGGATATTTTTTATTACTAATAGAGATGCATTTATAACATCTATAGCTTTAGAACCTGCAGATATATATTGAGTTGTTTTATTAATTGTAATGTAAGTATTATTTAAGAATTTTACTAAATTATTTTTTTTCTTAATAAGAGCTAAAAGTCTAGCTTGATCAGGGCATGTTTTCTTTTTTTCTTTTTTATTATCTGAAATAGCTTGTATTCCTTTAGTAATTCCAAAAACTAATAAAAGAGCTAATGCTGCAGGTAAAATTTCTTTTTTTAAACTTTTATAAAGTTTAGTTAATTTTTCTAAAGTATAATATTTTAAATCTTTTAAATTTGCTGTAGCTTTTTTTAAATTTTCTTCATTTTGTTGATCTTCTATTTCCCTATAAAAAGTAGTGTCACCTGGGTTAGGAAATTTTTTAAGTAAAATAATTCCTAAATTTCTTTTTAAATTTCCATTGCCATCATATGGAATTATTGATTTAGAATCTTCATATTTAAGGGGTATTGGATATGAAACAATTATCCCTGATGGTTTTATACGTTCTACTAGAATTTCTTCTTGCATTACTATAAAATCATAAAAATTATAAGTAGGTTGATTAGGTTCTTGGGTTACAGTACCATCGGCACTTGTAAAAGTAGTAAAACCTGAGTTGGCAACAGATTTAGATAAATCAATTGTGCTAACTCGATTACCTTTTTTACATGATAAAAATTTTGAATCTTGTGGAATATCAATATTATATACAGGAGAATAATAAAAAGTTGTAATTGTTTTATTTGTTGTTTCATCAACTTCTTGATATTCTACTAGCCTAGGTTCAACATTGGTTTTGTAACTAGAATACATTTTTGAAGCTTCACCTAATTCATTTTCAGACACATATACTATATATCCTTTTAAGTTTTCTATATCAGCTTGAAATATTGGATCCTTAGGGTCTGGGCTTTTTTGTGGGTTGCCCGTAATACTGTTATTATCTATTTCACCGGAAATATTAACTAATATAGGATTAGTAGTTTCGGGTTGAAAAGCAGGAGAAAGAATTAAAGAACTAAACCCAAATCCAAGTGAAAAATTTAGATTGGGATTAAATTGATAACTAATTGGCTTAAGATAAATTTTAAATTTTCCTTGAAAGTTAGTGTAATCTTCATGGTAATAATAATTTTCATTATCCTTAGGATAATATTTAACTAAAGCTCCTTTTATGGGTTTATTTGTTGATGAGTCTATTACTTTACCTTTAACAGATTTTCTTCTTGGGGTATCTAAAAATGATAAAAATTGGTTTCCTGCTTTTATGGTTAACTTTACTCCTTCTATAGATTGAGAAATAGATTGAGAAATATTAGTAACTGCATTAGTTAAATCACCAATTTGGCTAAATTTTGGTTGTGATTCTAAATATTTTTTTATTTCAATTGATTGTGATGTTAATGACAGATCTTTAAAATCTATTATTTGTTGACATGTTAATTTATATTTAGGAACAAAATAAGTTGAATCAAGTGAAGAAGTTAATAAATTAAATAAGCCTTTTAATTTTTCATCATATTCTAATTCTTTTTTTTCTTCTTCATTTAAAGTCCCATCTCCGTCTATATCATATTTTGCCCCTTCCGGAGCTAATATTAAAGGATTTTTAGGAGTTCCATCAACTCCTAAAAATAAAGAAGGAACAGGATCACCACCAACAGGTTCAGATCCGGGATAAGCAACAAGATCTTCATCCCTTTTTTGAATTGTTTTTTTATAATCATCACTAATATTTTTAATAACAGTTTTTGAGGATTTAGCAAGAGCAATAAATTTAGGAGTAAATTCAGCTATTATATTTGCAAGACTTGGGTTAGTAGCTAAATTTAAAAAATTTGGTTCTGTAGTAAATATTCTAATAAGTTCCTTCCCTCCTGTTCTATAGGTACCTATTTCTGTTTTAAGTGAATTATACGACTCTAATATAGATTGTGGTGAAGAAGGGTCTTCTTCTAAAGTTTCTTCTTCATATTCAAAGTTATCTTCACCCTCAATTGGATTTTCAGGGTTATCTTCATTAGATCCAGATACACCAAAAATTTGGTCATATGTTGCTCCAGGATTATATTGCTCTGCTTCTGCTTGTGCTATTTCTAATTCATATGCTGCTTGTAATGCTGCTAAATCAACGGCAGGTTTTATATAAGAAATAGTACCAGTGCCTGTACCAACTGCTTTAGCAGTAAAAATTGATCCGGTTGTTGGGGTAGCAGCAGCTCCCATTAATACCCATTGAGTTGTAGGAGTATCACCTAAAGTTACAATAGTGTATTGGATTCCAACAGACGCCGATAATACAGGAATAATTATAACTTCTGGTACTACAGGAGGTGGAACTACAGGTGTTGTTGAACCTGAAGGAGTTGAACCTGAAGGAGGGAGTGGAATTGGAAGGTCGAGTCCTGACATATTTTTAAATAGAGGTTACAAATTTAGATTTAATTCCGTTTTCTTCATCTTTTAATAGGGTTATCATATCTTCTAAATCAAAAGTAGCTTGACCCCCAAATACTAATGCTACTGCATCTGGATGGTCTGTTCCTAAAGGGTATTGTCTAGTATGTTTAATTATTTCAGCTAAACCTTTAACTATTGTAATTAAACTTATTAATAAAGAAACAGTATCATCTCCTTTTAAAATTGGTTGTTCATTTTTAGGGTCTACATCTATTCCTAATTTTATATCATTAGAAGAAATATATATTTTTTCAGATTCTAAATTTATACTACTATTAGCAAATAACCCAATAGATCTATTAGCACTTATTAAAACATCATTATATTGAGCATCTATTACTATTCTATCTGAGTTTAATATTATTTGGGGTAAATTAAATGAAAATGGGGGAATAGGTGGGGGTAAATTTGTGTTAATATAAGAATTAAAAGGCTGCGAGGTTTTTTTAAGTCCGGAGATTGAAAAAGGAATTGATTGATATGAAGTTAAATAAATAGATGATAAATCATTAAATACATTTTCAACAATAGGTTCAGCCCCAAAATTATTAGCTTTTCTGTCTTGACCATTTCTTATAACTATAATTGGATCTCCAGGATTTCCTATTTTAGACCAATTATTACTGTATTTGCTTTTTGATTTAGCTGTACT